TGTGTGAAAGATGTTTTGAAAACGGAGGTGATGAATAACTATATAAACTTGACAAAATGATACAATACATACCATACATAGCAGTAATAATTGTATTAATTTATACCTGTTTCCCCGATAGGTGAGATGGAATGATATAACGTATCGGGTATTGCCGAAGGCAGGGATTTGAAAGACAAAAATTTCAACCTTGCACAAATGCCCAATAGAAATACAAATGATTAATTAACCGAGAATGCCCTGCTTTTGGCGATACCTTGTTAGGTGCAGTGCTTCTCACAAACTTAAATAAAAATGGAAAATGTTTTAAATTTCAAATGGAAAAAAGGTGTTAAGGAAGTATTCCCTGCTCACCCAATGGTTCAAAATTGGCTGTTCACAGAAGATACAGAAGCCGAAGCAATGTTAGCACATCAAATGGCAGTAGTCGCTGAAAAAAGCGGTATGACAGCCAATGACCTGCAACATATTTTCCCTGCTGTCCTTCGTATGTTAAAGAATGATAGTGCATGGTCGAAATAGCATTGCACCTAACATAAAATATGTACGTTTCCTTTATAATTAATTAATTTAAAACTACTTATGCGATGTTTTCTGAACGCATAAATAGTCTTATTCAGTAAAACATAAACCAATGACACAAATATCAGCAATCGCATCATCTCTTTTAAAAGGAGAAACATTAAGTATTATGGATGGGTATAGGAAGTTTGCCTGTACTAATTTGCCACGTGAAATATCCCGATCTATTGAGCAAAAGTTTGGTGTAAGAGTAGATAAAACCCCGACTGCTTTTAAGTCAAGATATGGACAAACTGGGTCTTTTTACAAATATAAATTACCCCAAAACCAATTAAATAAAGAAGGAATTGAAAAAATGAAACAGTACATAAAAGAAAATAGTTGATTGTATTGTTTTTATTATTATCTTTGACTTGCGAAAATCCCAAAATGAAATTGTACAAAAAAATATTTTATTTTATACCCAGCTAATCCGCTGCGGTTAATCTTTCTTACGCCTTCTTGCGTACGGGGTTTTCGCAGCCGCAGCGGATAGGCTTATTTTTTATATATCATGGCTAAACGACTTACTGATTCAGAAAAATGGAATGATGATTGGTTTATATCATTAGATAATGATTACCGAATCATTTGGATATGGTTACTTGATAATTGCAGTCATGCAGGTATATGTAAAAGGAGCATGAAATTGTTAAATATGATGTGTAATACCAATATTACGGAAGAAGAATTATTAAAGCAAATGGAAGAAAGGGTTGTTTTAGTAGACAATAATTGGTTCATTCCTAAGTTCTTAAAGTTTCAATACGCAAATTTGCATAGCGATAGACCTGTAATTGTTTCGGTAGTAAAAGAGTTAGTTAAATTAGGTTATGATAAATTAATTCCCGAATCATTTGGTAATGATTACTTAATGATTAAGGATAAAAGTAAGGATAAGGATAAGAGTATTGTTAAACAGAAAAAAAACGAAAATGAAAAATTTAGCAGAAATTTTAAATCACAGGGGGAAGAGTTTTTTACTAACCGAGTTGAAAGAGAACTTGAAAAATTTAGGGAGAATAGAACATTTGGTAATTGATGCAAGGGTAAGTGGTAAAACATTTTGTCAAATGACAGATGAGGAATTAACAATAGCTACTAATCAAATAATTTTAAGATGTAGCGCAGAGGTTGGATGCGACTTGCCGTTTACCGAAACATTTTCAAATATCCTTTCAGAACAAATAATATTATTTATAAAAAATTGTGAGTATGAAAATTATACTTTGAGGGAAATATTATTATCTTCACAAATCAACATGATGTACCCATTACCAAGTTATTTAGCGGTAGAGATTTTTGAAGTTACGTTTTCTGGACGTTGTATAAATGTAAGTTTTATATCAAAGATTTTAAACAATTACAAAACAATAAGAAATCAACTTGATAGGAAATTACAAAACTCAATAGACGGCTATAATAACCATTAAAACATTTTAAGATGAATTGTGAAAATTTATTAGAATTTGAAGGATTACAGTTTATGCCTGTAAAAAATAATAAACAACCTATTGTAAAAGGGTGGCAAACGTATAATGGTAAACATAACTTAGCTAATTGTGATGCAGTAGGAATTGTATGTGGCTCGTTAAGCGGTGGGTTAGAAGTTATTGACGTAGATAGCAAGTATGATTTAGTCGGTAATCTATTTGAAAATTATAAAAGATTAATTCATTCTACCAATCCTGATTTATTAGCTAAACTTGTGGTACAAAAAACAAAGGGTGGTGGTTATCATTTAATTTACCGATGCAGTCAAATTTCTGGTAACTTAAAATTAGCTAATAGGCAAACTACCGCAGAAGAAAAACAAGATACTTACAATAAAACGTACCAAGCAGAGATATTGAATGGTGATGATGCTGCCGCAGTAGCAAGAGCAAAGAAAGCGTCTGTAAACGATAAGGTAAGAGTATTGTTAGAAACAAGAGGGCAGGGAGGTTTTATAATGTGCTATCCGTCTAAGGGGTACGAAATAATACATGGTGATTACTATTCTATAAGTGAAATAAGTCCTGATGAAAGAGAAACATTACATAGTATAGCAAGACAGTTTAACACAGTTGTTGATGAAATAGTAATACCAAAAACAGCACAACATAAAACTAAAGGGGTATCATCATTTGAAGATTATAATAATCGTGGTGATGTAGTCCAGTTACTACAAAACAATGGGTGGAAAGCGGTGGGGCAAAAAGGTAGAAAAACATTACTCCTAAGACCAGGACAAACAACTGCACAAAGTTCAGGTAATTACGACCATGATAGAAAATGGTTTAGCGTATTTACAACAAGTACTGAATTTGAGCCACAACAGGCTTATTTACCTTATGCTGTTTTTGCGATTTTAGAGTGCAATAAAGATTTTTCTGCTGCAAGTAAAAAATTATACGAATTAGGTTTTGGAGAAAGGGAAGAATCTGCTATAAAAGAAAAAGCACCAAGTACAAGACAAATATCATCAAGAGTAAATTCGGATGATGATGATTTTTCGTTTTTAGCAAAACCCGAAGATTATGATGATTACTTACAATCGGTAAGGGATGGAACATTGATACAAGGTTTAACAACAGGCATACCCTCTCTTGATAATTACTTTGTGTTTAAAGAAGGAAATATGGTTATGACTAATGGGCATGATAACGCAGGTAAGAGTGTTGTAGTTTGGTACTTAGCCTTATTATCTGCAATGTATCATAATTGGAATTGGATAATCTTTGCAAGTGAGAATACTATTGGAGGTTTTATGCGAAAGATGATACAGTTCTATGTAGGGAAACCTTTGAATGGTAAATTTGCAATGAGTGATAGCGAATACAGGACAGCTAAATTATTTATAGAAAGCCATTTTTCATCTATCAAAGCAGAGGAAGATATGTACAACTATAAAGATATTATCAATATGGTTAAAAAAGCGTCTAAGGTAAAAAAGTATCATTCTGTAATGATTGACCCTTACAATGGCTTAAAGATTGATTTAAGCGGTTTTAGTAAGCTATCTACACATGAGTACCATTACGAAGCGTTAAGCGATTTAAAGCTATACGGAAAGAAGAATAACATAGGTATTTGGGTAAACCACCATGCGGTTACTGCCGCACTAAGGCAAAAGGATGGAGAGAAAAAATATCCAGTTGCGCCACAAAAAGCAGATACAGAGGGCGGTGGTAAGGTAGGGAATAAAACCGATGACTTCTTAACCATTCATAGGGTTACACAGCATCCTACTGAATGGATGGTTACAGAACTCCACGTTAGAAAAATAAAAGATACAGATACAGGTGGGAGAGTTACTCCAATAGATTCACCTGTAAAGTTAGAAATGTATAAAAACGGATGTGCATTTTTAGAAAGATTAGAAATGGGTGGAAGTCCTATTGACCCAATTCATTCATGGCACATGAGTAAAGAATTAAAACAAAATGAATTACCGGCAATTAAAGAAGAACCAAGTGTAACTAATTGGATGCCTATGGCTGATGCTAATGGGGAAGCTATAAACTTTTAATGTATGGAATGGTTAGCTATTAAACATTATGAATACGATTTAATTTTCACTCAAAGTAGAGAAGCAAGGGATGTGGTATTAAGTTATTACGTACTGAACAAGATAACTATAAATACAGTTGTTTTAAGAGTTTTTGATAGCGAAGAAGAAGCAACAAGATACTGCAATAATATTAACCAAATAACACAATTAATCAAAGATTTATGACAAAGAATTTAACCGAACAAGAAAGCATCCATTGTTTAAACTCATTACTTGTAGGATGTGAGTTATTAGAATTATTGGATAAGATAAAAGAATTTACTATCTTTAGGCACTCATTAAAACAGAAACTTAACCAACTCATTCCTGAATTAGAAAAGCATTGTGATAACTTAGAATTAATAACAGGAGAAGATGATGAAATTATGTTTACTTTAATGGATAGGAAAAACTTAATGAAAGAAATATCTTGTATAAGACCTGAATATAAATTAGGATTGGCTGAACTACTAAATCAGTTTAACAATGCACCTGAATTAATACTACATAGAAACGGAATTAAAATAGCATAAACCATGAACAAACTATTCCCTAATGATGGAAGGGTATCGGTAGATACTTGGTACAAAGTAAAAATGGAAGAATTAAGACATAAATGGAATCCACCAATCCTATTAAAAAAAATATGGGAAGAAATAGATAAAAGTAGTAGTGAAGCGAAACGTAAATTAGAAAAATCAATTAAAAAATAATCATGGAAACAGAAACATTAGCAGATAAAATAGTAAAGGACATACAGCAAGTAAGGAGGAAGTACCATGTAGTTCTCCCAAGTAAAAAAACATACGACTATGTAACTATGCAAAAGAAAAGAGAGCAATGTATAGATGACTTATGTGAATTATTTTCAGATCAACCGACAATAGCTATTTTTGAGAATGGAGAATTAGTATTTGAGATAAAGAAGAAACTTACAATAATGAAGATACTAAATAGAGATACAAAAGATATTTATGAATCAGTAGAAGAAGCTATGGAGGCAACAGGTAAATCAAGGAATATGGTTTTGTCGCATTTACGAAATCATCAGCAAAAATGGAGCAAATTAGAAAAAAGTATTTCTGAATAAAGTTTATTACCTTAGCACTATGAAAAAATAAAAAAGATTATGACAGTAGCACAAATGCGCCAGTTATGCAATAAGAAACCTACCGATATGTCATGGAATGATTTTGACAATTTAGAATTAGTAGCACTAACAGAAACAAGCATAGAGTATATTAGTGAGTTTGGAGATGGTCATGGAGTAGTAATATTAGAATGTGATTGTGGCGAATGTGATGGCAGTAAAAAGGTGTTTGGACTAATGACAGAGGATTGCTTTGAAACACTATACCCTCCTGATGGAATAGATGAAATAACAGCACAAGAAGAACTTATTAGTTTCGCAATAGAAGATGAAGAAATGGGAACTAATTTTAATTAAGCAGTTTTGTTGATAGATTATAGATTATAAACCCTGCATTTCTATGTGGGGTTTTTTATTCACTAAAATCACATTTCGCTGCACAACAAAAAAGCCACCCATTAAGGTAGCTAATTTGTCTTTGACAGTTAGGAAAGTATTTTATTTTTTAGGTTTACTTAATTTATCAAATTCTTTCATAAATTCCTCATACCTTTTATAACGTCTTAATACCCTACTAACTATAATAGAAGGAAAAACAGCGTAAACACAACTGGATATAAAAGATAACTTACCTATCTCATACTCTATGGCTTCTTGTTTTGTAATCATGGTTATTTTTTTTAAAGGTTAAATGTTGCTTATTATCTACAATAACAGGGTATAATGTTGAATTTAAGCAACATTATTAGTTATTTTAAGTTTAATGATATATTCTTTTAGCTTATCAATTTCAACTTCTTGCGATAATTTAAATAGTCTGGGATGTTGTCCTAATGGGCAACTCTCTCTTTCTAAGTCTAATATTTGTTTATTAATACTGTTTATTTTTACTTCGAGTTGCTCTTTAGTCAATTTTATATTTTCATAAGGGACAAAATTAGCAATAGGTGATTCCAAAATATTTGTAGGTAATTCTATATATTCTATATTTTTAACTACATCTTTAATTACTTTCCCTTTTTCTTTTTTATTAAAAGATGGTAGTTTTTGCCCTCTCCCCTTTGCGATTAACCAAAATTCAGGTTTTCTACCTCTCGCAATCATTCTACACAAAGCGGTTCTACAAGCAGAAGAACAAGTTATTTTAGCTTCCGTCCCTTCAATATCTTTACCGCAAACTACACATATCTTTAAAGATTTTCTTGTTTCTCTTTGTCTTACATTCCCATGTAAAATATTGCAAAGCGGGAAACCCCATATTACCATTTGAGTTATCCAATAAGTTTCAGAACTTTTTGCATCTTTTTCATTATAAGAAAATTCTATTTCCTCAATAATTGGGATAGCCCCTGATTTTAAAATATCTAATATCCGATTATCCTTTTTATCAGGAAATCCAGATTTTGCAACAGATATATGTTCACGCAATCTTGCTGCCAAGTCGTTTGTACATCCAACATAAAAAATTTCTTTTTTTATAGGGTCAGTAAGTGTGTATATTGAAAACCTCATAATCATTTTTATTTTATCATACGTAACAATAATATGTAACAAAAGTAACAATAAAAATTATAAATACAAAATATATTTTCGTTTTTTTAAAAAATCTATATAAACACAAAATCATTTGACGCATTTTAAGGCACATTCTCGGAAACAAAATACATAACCCTATAAAGTACCTTACTTTTGTATTATCTTTAAGATTTAGTACCTTTCTGTGCGTTACAGCGCACTTCGTTAGCTAATTCACTTAGCCATTGGTTAAACATCTTGTGAATATTTAGTCCATAAGTGCCTCTAACAAGTTCTAAATCTTCTTTTTCACAGGTAGCGTTATATGTTGCTGACTGCTTAAATTTACGTGGATGCCCACCACCAAAGGATTTACCGCCATTGTTTACCCTTCCGTCTTTCTTTGTTTCTTTCATAAGTACATTTTTAATCAATAGGCTATTAATTAAACTATTGAAACACAAAGCTAATAAACCTAATTTAATTATCCAAATTTATTTTATTAAAATACACTATTTACGTGTAAAGAGATTGATGAGCGGTAGCTAATAGGGATGAACGGTGGACTATTAAAGCAATGATAGACGGTAAAACGATTAACCAATACAGTAAAACAATTAACCAAAAGGACAGGCACAAAGCAAGAGCCAATGAACCCCCACCAACAAAGTAAAGTAAGTATAACCCAACCCACAACACAGCGCTGGTAGATCATCAGCTAAATCAAACCAGTTCAACCACAAGCCGCAACACAACAACAACAGCAGCAAGAGGCAGCCGGTAAGACTGTAACCAAAAAAAAGAGGGTACGGGGTAACAGCAAGTTAAAACCCCAACGCCCACCCGTCCGCGTATAAGTAGGGGGTATCCTCCGACCTCTTACTTGTTTAGTTTTTTTTTGTGTAAGGGGTGGGGTATTGGTCTTGAAGCGACTTGTAGTTTTGCCACTGTAAAGTATTCCTTGACAGTTCATTTTTTCTTTTGGTATTGTAGTTATGTTTTAGTAGGTTTGTCTTTCTACTCATAAGAAGCAGCGTTATGCTGTATTTTCATGGTTATGTTTTAAATGGTTAAGCCGCTGTGTTTCTACATGGGGGCTTTTTTATTTCTAAAAATATATTTGGTGGTAAGTATATTTATAGTATATTTGTGAAACATTAAAACTTAAACCAATGACAGATTTACAATCAGAAATCATGAAACAATTAACAGCAGGGCTTACTTCAAAGCAAATTGCCTACGAATTAAAATCTACACAAAAGATAGTAGAAAATAATATCGTATTAATGAAATCCCAATTTGACGCTAAAAACATACCAGAAATGATAAGCAACTTTTTCCTATTTACATTAGATGGTATGCTATGTATTTTTGGAACAGAGGTAGCAGCAAGGGAAAGGAAGAAAGTTTATAGAGAGAACCCCGAAATTAAAAAAAGAAAAAAGGCTTCTGTAATACAGAGTGAAGATGCAGCAAAGTTCTTGACATCGTTACACAATTAGAAGTAAGTTATTTTTAACCATTAACTATTTAACAATGAAAATCAAAAGTATCAACTATCAACGTACTTATAACTTAGGTATGTATGAATCATTAAAATTAGGAATAGAAATAGAAGTAGATGATGACAATACTGATGCTGCTTTTCTATTAGCAAAAGACTTAGTGCAAAAGGAATTTAAGAAGCTAAATCATATCCCCGATGCACAAGTTGGCAGTACAGAAACCATCATTACAGAAGCAGAAATACCAAGTTATAAACCGCCAAAACTACCAAAACAGACACCCGAAGAAAAGATAATAGAGCAGATAATGGGTACTACTGACTTACTAGTACTACAATCATTCAAGCTATTATCAAACAAATACCCGGCAGTACAAGTAGCATACGATAACCAAACATTAAAACTTAACTCATTAAAACTTAACTCATGAAAGACACTATAACAATACCAAGAGATGCACTATTAGACTTAATAAACGTAGCTATGGTACTTACAAGGCTACTAAGTGAATCTGTACTGGTAATTCCTCCAACCGATGAACAAATAAACACCCTTAAATACGCTAACAAAACAATCACTCAAATTAACCAATCTTTAAACGAAACATTATGATAGATTTCCAAAACACTTTAATCAGATGTTCCTCATTAGGAGCAATAATGACAGAACCCCAAGCAAAGGCAGCCAAAGATGCGGGAGAATTATCAAAAACTGCAAAAACTGCACTTATTGGCACTTATATAAGAGAAGTATATGGTAGGGAGAAGGATATTACTACCAAGCAGATGTCTAAGGGTATCATAGGTGAGGACAATGGCATAGAACTACTAAGCAGACATCAGGGAGAGATATACTCCAAGAACGAAACAAGATACAACAATGAGTACCTTACAGGGCATCCCGACATCATTACACAGGATAATAGAATTATAGACACCAAGCTATCATGGGACTTATGGTCATACTTGCCTAACATAACAGAATCATTAGACAAGGCATATTACTACCAGCTACAAGGCTATATGGCTCTCACAGGCGCACAATCAGGCAGCATAGCCTACGTACTTGTAGATACACCACAAGAGATAATAGAACAAGAGAAGTACTACCTACTAAAGCGTATGAATTGCATATCAGAAGAAAGTCCAGAGTACATAGAAGCCGCAGCAGGACTTGAAATAAATATGATCTATCCTGATATTCCATTAGAGCAAAGGGTATTAATATTCAATGTTCAAAGAGATGATGAAGTAATAGCTAAAATGTATGAGAAAATAGAGAAATGTAGAACTTTCTTACAAGATTTTTCAAACATTCATAAGAACTTTAATAATTAGTAAATATAAAGTAAATTTAACGTAATTTCACTATACATATTATTTGGTTATTACTTGTAACTTGCTCCCCTAAAAAGGAGCATTTTTTTATGGCTATTAAAAAAACAATATTCAAAATAAACCCCCAGACAAATGTGAGAAGCACACAGGGAGATCGTATATATTTCAGAATCCCAAGAGATAAGCTAAGACCTGCCGGACTGAAAAGATTACTTAGACTTGAAAGATATAATGAATATAAGATAACACTTTGTGGATTAGCGAAAGCACAAAAGTTCACTCCACCCGAACAAGGAGGGCATTTGATTTTTTACATACCAGTTCCTAAGACATGGAAGAAATACAAAAAAGAGCAATATCATTTGCAACTGCATCAATCAACTCCAGATTGGGATAATTTGGCAAAGGCATTTTTTGATTCCCTCATGCACCAAGATAAAGGGATAGCTGATGTTCGTGTAACTAAGAGATGGGTAAATCAAGAAGATGGGTGGATTGAGTTTTGTACTGAATTACCTAATTTCCCAAGCAGAGATAATTTGATGTAACGCCCCAAGTACG